CCAGGAATGTTAGTTTTCCCGGACTCAGGTGCCAAGGTAACATTCGGACACTTTGGTGATCGCGGATGGGAGAAGTACATCGGCCCGCAGTATCAGCGCATCGCAATCGACCAAGCCGAGATGCTGCCAAGTCTCGAAGTCTACAAGCGCATCACAGGATCGTGCCGCTCGAAGTGGTTCGACTTATGCGCCCAAGTGATGCTCACCGCCAATCCGGGCGGCGGCGACTGCAATACTGGCGCTCCTGGGCAAGCGTGGCTGATGGAGTACTTCAGGATTGAGGATTACATTGCTGGGCGGCTCAAGAAAAACGAACCGTTCAGGGATGCGAGCAAAAAGACCCTGATTTTCATTTCCTCAAGCTACAAAGACAATCCGTATCTCTTCCATCATGTCGAGCGTGACGCAGCGGGAGAAATCACCGAATACAAACCAGGCGAAGGGCCATACGTCAAGTGGCTTGATTCGCTGGAGCCGGAGTCGCTTCGCCGTGCGTGGCGCGATGGTGACTGGCACAGTTTGTCGGGCGTCTATTTCAGCGACTTTCGCCCGGATGGTCCGATTGGCGATGAACCGCCAAACGCGCGACACGTTGTCGATCCCGATGAGATCAAGGTCGAGCCGTGGTTCCATCGGTGGATCTCAATTGACTGGGGATATGGACATCCTACAGCAATGCTGTGGCACGTAAAACTTCCCACTGGGCAAGTTCTCACGTACAAAGAAATCGGCATGAATCGCACCGAGCCGTTTGAGATGGGTGTTCTACTGGCGCGTGAGTCGAAATCCGATTTGATCGGGCTCGAAAAGCGGCACATGAACATCTATCTTTCGCCAGACGCTTACTGGCAGAAAGACAGTCCGAATACGGTAGCGTATCAGATAGGCGCGGGCGTCAATAGCGAACTGGGGCCGCAAGCCGCGTTCGTATCTGATCTCACAGAAACCGAGCAGTTGATGGCCGACGCAGAAGCCGCGCTTCGTTCAATGCAGCAGCGCCGCAAAGAACAGACGCAGACCATGCTAACGTTCGTGAAGGCGAGTTGGGATCGCGTGGCCGGGTTCATGCACATGCAGACGATGCTGCGTTTCCGCCCATTGAGCAACGTCGCGACTCCAGACATGGCCTATGCCGATAAACTCTACGAGCAGCGCGGTGTTTCGGTCTATCTTGAATACATCAACCTTCCAGAATTTAAAGCGAGCGCCGAAGTTCTCCCAAAGTGGCTCATCTCACGCAGGTGCCCCAACCTCATCAAGAGCATGCCAATGATGATGCACAAGCCGAATACAAACGACGTTCAGGAGTTGAACGCGACCCAAACAAAACTTGGCGACGATTACGTTTCAGCAGCTCGCTACGGGTTGTTTTCGGAGGAGCGTCAAGGCATCTCAATCGCGCCGCTTCACGTTCGTGTCGAGCAGCGCGTTCAATCATTCGCGAAGGACATGCCGGGATTATCAAATCAGTCTCTTGAGATGATGCATCGCTTCGCACTACGAAAAGAACAGACCAACACTCCAGACAAAGAATTGTTCCCGGGGCGCAATCGAATCGCGCAACGCAGGGCGTTTCAGGCGATGCAGCATGGACGCCGCGATATTGGAGTTTCTCCGCGATCCAGATGAGCAAAATTCCCAAAGCCTCCGCGCTCTACGTATTTCGTCCCGAGACAAATTACACGTGCGGTATCTGCGTGTTCATGAAAGACAGATCGAAGGGGAATGGGTGCGCTTTCTTCGGGCCATCCGAATCGGTCGATGCAAACTCGGGGAGTTGTGGATACTTCACGCACGCTGATCCTAAAAAGCACCCTGATGTTCCGTGGCTTGGATTATTCACAAAGGGAGAACTGGGGTATTACGAAAATCCCCAGGGATTCAGTTGTAAGCGGTGTGAATATTTCGGAGTCGGAAAAAACGATTGCGAACGAGTGGACCGCTACTCGGATGGAGACACTCCCGGAGTGATCGCGCAGAACGCCTGCTGCTCACTATGGGAGCCTGATTCAAGAAGAGCCACAATGTCAGACGAGCAACTGATTCAAGTTATCAGTTCCAAGCCCATTATTCCGTCGCCAGATGGTCGCCAGAATATTGCGCGGCGACTGGCGGCAAGGATCAATACATGACGCTACTGAGGCATACAATAATTTCACGTCGAAAGATATTCTCGATGTTCGCTGCTATTCCTGCGGCGATTGGTGGACTACTCGCAGCGAAGAAAAGTTTTACTTGGCCGCGATACGTCAATCCACCGATTGATCCGATGACCTTGGCGCTGCTAACGCTTGAGCGTCCAGTTAAGTTCTCACATCGACGTATCCGCATCCCACTGGGAAACGTAGCAACGGCAACGAATACCTCATCGGCAATCGAGGCAATCATTGAAACAGTTCAGCCACACGAGGTCTTGCACAAATTCCCCAACGGACACATCTTTCTATCTGTATACAGCCGCGATGGGCGTATGCTGCCTTATTACGACTGTTACATCATCGATGAACGCGATCCAGAACCGACTTGGGCTAGCTGTTATCTATGGCCTACGTTTATTGCGCGTAATCATCCACGCATGTTCCGAGCAGCCAACATCTGCAGCGGCGATCTAGGCATAGGTCCTGACCGCTGGACATTCGAACCACAGGAGAGCGCATGACACCCGGAGGACCAAAACACGGCGCGCTTCTGATCGTTGCGCATCCCGCAGGCGGAGACGATGAGCCTGAACCACTCGACTCACCAGAAGGTTCTATTCATGATGAACCAGACGATGATGACCAGATGGGCGACGATAAGGATGCATCGTGTGCGACGTGCTATGCCTTTCAATCGTCAACCGGGCGATGCTTGCGCTTTCCTCCGAAGGGTGGTGAATGGAGTTTTGTTGACGCCACTGATTATTGCTGTGAATATAAAAAAGGCTCGCAGCATGAACCCGTGAGCGGCGCGATGAACGAATCAAATCAACCAGCGGAAGGACAACCGCCAGAAACCATGAGCTAAAGGAGAACGATAATGTACAATCAGGAAACAACTGGATTTGCGGGTTCGCAAGCAGGCAGTACCGCTCCGACACCATCCACATTGCGAAGTCTTCTATCGGAAGTTGAGGAGATGAGTCGGCAATTGTGCACTCAGGCGTGCTTGATCGGGGACGAGTTGTTTGGTCCGCGACCATCCGCAGAGGATTCCGGCAAGGACCCGCGTGGCGACGTTCGTTCCAGTATCGAGCGTATTCGTAGAAACTTGGCAAATGCGAATATAGATCTATCAATAAATATCACAGCGATCCGCGGCGAAGATCAAAAGGCCTATCCGAACCAAATTAATCGCCTCGCGTGAGCATCAATCTCCAGCAGCGATTCCTTCTGTTGTTCGCGGACTATCGCGATGCCATCGAAAGAGAAACACAACTCGGTGATGAGGTCGTGCAGCTCCGCGCACAGATCGAAGAGGAGCGGCGGCGATACGACAAACTTGCGGAATCAATGCTCGACCGTTCAGAACGAATTGTTGACAAAATGCTGACGCCAGCGCCGCGACCGCAGCCCGAAGCAACAGAAAATCCGCACACGCAGATGCAGTTAAAGAACAACATCGAGCGCCAACGCAAAATGGAACACTTTCGCCAGCAATTGAAAGACAGAGAAGCCGAACTCCGCGCCGCGCAATCCAACCGCCCTAATTGATGGATCTCCAGCAGCTCGCATTAGTCCAAACGGACCCCGGAATCACGCCAGAGCAATTAGACGTGATTCTTCCTCCGCTCGAAGATCTGTTGAACAACTCTATCGATGCCGACTATCAATCAGAGCGCGTCCTTCAACTGCTGCGCTTGCAAGTGGCCGATGCCTATGATCGCGGGATTCAGAACATCGCGCCCAATCTTGAAACCGATGGCACCGTGCAGTTGACAACCTACGGCAATGGCAATGCGGGCGGCGTAGAAACCAACCAAGGAATCAATGCGCGGTCGCTCGACTACAACCCGCGCAAGACGCGATCCTATCGAGATAAGTTCGTTGCAGTCCTCGGGCAGCGGCCATTCTACAATACCAACGCTGAAGCAAAAGATCCAACCAGCGAAACGGATCGGCGGGCGGCGCGGCAAGTCAATCTTTTGATCCAAATGCTGCATAACCAGTGGAGCATGCGGGAAATTAATAACCGCCTGTTCTACTACCTGTTCACATTTGGAACGGTGCTCGGGCATCAGCGACCCGTGACGGACGGGAAGAAACTCGGGACGCATCAGGTACCAAACATCGTACCTCAGCAGCAGTGCATGGATGGGAATTGCGGGCAACTCAGTCCCATGTCTCCTCCTGATCCGACTAAAGCGCAAGGGCAGCCGGGGCCGTGCCCGAGTTGTGGTGCGCCAACAGTGGTCGTACCAACACATCAGGGGTTCAATGAATATCCGAATACATCCGTCGAGCCTACGCTACTCAACGGAATGTTCTGGACCGTGCCATTTAATGTGGAGGATCCTGAAAGCACCCCGTGGCTCCGCACTGAAGGAGAAAAAGACAAAGGCATTTGCATGGCAGCGTGGCCGAACGCACGCACACTAGTAGGTCCTACCGCTGGCGGGAATATCGGCGGAAGTGCATCGGATGCGACTGGTGCTGTCGTCCGCGCTTCATCGCAATCCCAAATGGGCATCACGCGCTCGCAAAGAAATGAGCTGTGGAGCGATCAACGAACATGGCTGAAAGCTTCTCAGTTCGAAAAACTCAACGATGAAAACGTGCGTAACCTCTGCAAGCAACTCTTCCCGCATGGCTGCAAAATCGTTCGATTGGAGAATAAGACTGTAGCGATACACGCGGAGCAACTCACCGACGTAATGTGCTCCTGCCTTCCGTCAATGTCCACCTACTTATTTGCGGACGGCACAAGTTGGGGGATCTTCCCGATGGACGATCTCTCCACTAACCTGTTGAATATTCTTGCCGACACATTTGAAAGCGCAATCGCGCGGTATATTCTGAATCCCGATTTCTTCAACGTGGATTCCATGAACACGCTGCGTTACTCTCCCACGCGCTATATTTCAGCCCTCCCCAAAACTGGCGAAGGATTCTCAAACGCATTCTCGATCATGCCCACGTCGGACCCAAGTCCGGCAATGCCAGACTTCGTTAACGTGGTCGAGTCCATCATCCAGAACATCACTGGAATGCTCCCTCAGGTATTCGGTGACATGCCCAGCGGCCTAACGCTCGGGCAGGCGCGGATGATGTTGACACAGGGATTGATGCAACTCGGCACGATTGCCGACAATGCGCTGCACTTCTATGAAGAGTTGGACACCAATGGCGTCAACCTGTACCTGAAAGTTGCAACCGTCAATCCGAGTCTGAATGGCGAACAGATCGACCTCGATTTGATTCGTATGGGCAACTGGACAATCAAGGGCGGCACGGTCATGCCGCGAACCTTCTCCGAGCGTGCGCAGGCGCTTCAGGAGATGTTACAACAGCCGAACGGCCAGCAGCTCGCGCAGCAGTTGAAGGTATTCGATCCCGTCAACTACGCGGCGCTCACCGCATACCTCGACTTGCCCGATTTGAAAAACCCGGATCTGGACGCAATGGAATCCTTGAGCGATATCATTGACCAACTGTGGCAGGGGCAGCCAATCATTCAGCCGCCTCAGCCCGCGCCAATTGATCCAATGACTGGGATGCCGAGCGGCCCGCCTCCGCCGCCACCCCCGCCGCAACCCTCCATCGACTTTGACGGCATGGTTTATGATCCACAGATGGTAATTTCGCTTTGCCGTGCATCGCTCACGAATCGGGCTGGAGTGCAACGCAAAAACACACCAGGCGCTCAGAACGTTCGCGCGTTTCTACAGCAGGCAATCCAAGCCGCCACGCCGCCTCCGCCTAAGCCGGAAATTCCAAAGCTGTCAATCTCCGCGCAGCTCAAAGATTTCTCGCCAGCGCAGCAAGCCGCGCTCCTGCAAGACTACAGTTTGGATGCGCCTTTCTTGAGCGAGCCCACTATCGCAACCACGAGCCGGATAGAGGAGCAAGCGCATCTTCATCAGATGGGCGACAAGGCCCCGCATCCGCTCGCGCTACAGCCTCCGCCATTGCAACCGCCCGATATGGTGGGCGCTCCTTCGCCCAACGGCAATCCGTTGCTCAGTCCTAATCCAATGCCTCCAGGAGTTATGTAAAGTTTATGCCTGAAGTAGAAACCCCTCCCGCATCCGTTGACGCCGCATTCGATAACGCCACATTCACGGCTCCCGCGCCGCCAGCGCCAACCACTACGGTTACGCCTTCAACAGAAGTAGCCCCTGCTCCATCACCAACGGTCGCAGAGCTCGCCGCTGTACTCCCGGCAGTCACTGAACCCTCCGTCAGTCTCGCGCCGCCCAGCGACGCCCTAGATCTCACTACGGTAGGCGAGGCAACTCGGGATGAAACCGGTAAGCGATGGTTTTTGACTAATGGGCAGTGGAGTCAATATCAAAGCGCGAAGAAATTTGTCCAAGAAGTTCAGGAGATCATCCCCGGCGTAACGGTTGCACAAATTCAGGAAGCAATCGAACGGTCGCACGCCGCCGAATTTCTGATGCAGTGCTACCGTCAAGGCCCAACCGATACAGCCTCAATCGACGCATTGCTTCAGCCGTTCATCGACGTGAGCACCGCAGAAGGCAACCCCAAGGCGTTCGGCGCAATGGCTGTGCGTATGGTATTTCGACTTCTGAAGATTGACCCGGATGCGCTGGCCTACCTGCGAGGATCATTCAACGGTGCGCTGATCGAATCACTTAAGACGCAGGCGCGGGAGTCGCGCGACCCTAAAGTCAGGGAGCAAAAAGCCATCCTCGTTCAGCAACTTCAAAACGCGCTTACTCCTGGAAAATTTGACACCAAAGAAGCCATCCTGAATGTCAATCTTGATCCAGAAGCGCAGCGCAAACAGGAACTCGACCGCCGCCAACAGGAACTGGACCGGCGCGACCGCGAGAGCGCGGCAACCCGAGAGCGCGAGCGGCAAGACTTTGTTGGCGGTCAACAGGCCCACGCGCTTGACGATGAGATCATCAAGTGCATCCCATCAGCGGCCCGTGCAGCGTATGAAAAAGACCCAACAAAGTGGCCGTACATTCTACAAGATTTTCGAAATGCCGTCGAGACCGCAGAATCCGTGCATCCCGAATGGCGCACAAAGCTGGAGATCCTCCGAACGGAGGCCCTGATGACCATGCAACCGCAGGCCGTCAGCAGCTTTGTGAATTATTGGCGCTCCATTGTAAATTCAGTCGCAAAGTCAAACGGCCCCGCGATCCTGAACAAATGGGGAGTTCAAACCATCGCAGCCAACCAAACCGCGAATGGAGCGGCACAGAATAGAGCACCGAACGAGCCCGCGCCAAATGGCGTGAATCGACCGGGAGCAAACGGCGTTAAGATTGACGAAGCCCTTCTATCGAAGGGTGCCGAAGCAGTCTTTGCGCACTTCAAACTCTGATCCGAGCCCCTCACGCACACCACATAGGAACTCAACATGCAAGATCTAACAGATTTGGTGAATGCCAATCTGGAGACGGTGCGCAAAATCCTCTCGTACACCTATCAGATGAACTCTGAATTGGCTATCCAGAGAGTGATGAAGGGCGCTGAATCCAATCGGATCACCAAAACCACAAACGGCGACGATTTCCGCGCGCCGCTCGTCATCGCACCCGCCGGATTGTATGGCGCATTCAACCCGGAAGGCGGCAACCTCGGATTGGGTGTCGGCTACACCCTGGCGCAACTCGTTCAGACGTACTTCGCAACCAAGTCCGGCTACCAATTGACCTACGCGGCTGTGCGCGGAACTGAAACCGATCTTCAAACTCGGTTCAACGCATGGAAGGAAACCATGAAGGGCGCGGTCCCGTTCATGGCGCGGATGGAAAACGTTGGCTGGCATAACCTCGGCGGCAACAACGGACAAGTCGGCATCGTCACAACCACGACCAGCGTGGGCGGCGGCACCGAAACGTTCACCATGGACCCCGAGTTCGGCACGCGACTCTTCATCGAAAATCAGCGCGTGGAAATCTTCAACTCGAATCAGTCCACGTATCGCACCTCCACTGTATCGCCCGATAACCTGCCCTATGTGCAGAGCATCAATCGCGTGGCGCGTCAAATGGTCGTGACCAACTTGGGCTCAATCGTACCGGCCAACGGAGACACTCTGTTCTTGCAGGGCTGCACCAGCACCCCGGTATGGGCAGACGGCCTCTACTACGTCAACACCACATCAACCTCGGGCTCATACCTCGGCTTGTCGCGCACCACGTATCCGAGCATCAACCCGACCGCCATCACCTCGGGCGGCGTCCTGAATCCCCAACAGATCCTCGCGCTGGCATTCACCATCAAGATTCGCGGCGGCAATCAACAGTTCCCGACGCTGATCGGCTTGGCATCGCCTCACCAACTCGCCCAAATGAGCGCCCAGGTGCAGGCAATGCAGGTGTACTACCGCAGCCAGATGACCGGCCCGCAGATCGACCCATTGCCCAAACAGGTATCAGTGGGAATGGATCAGGGTGTACTCTTCGGAGACATCACACACTACGAAGACGACTGCCAAGGCTACGATCGAATCGACTACTGCAACCCCAAAACATGGGGACGTGTGTACCTCGATCACGAAGGTGCCGACTTCTATCGCGATCCCGGAACCAACCAGATGTTCTTCCCGATGACCGCTGCGGGCACGAACGCGGGACCGGCAGCCGGGACACTTTTTTACCTAGAAACGACCGAAAATTGGATAAATACGAACCCGCTCCTCAACGGGCTGATCACGGGGCTCGTACCGCCATCGCAAGATTATAGCTTCTAGATTCTAAAGGACTTAACTGTTCTTGTGAATCTTCCCAAGCAATAGTGCCGAGATAAGAGTTTGACTAACACCGAACAGATCCGCAATCCTCTGCTGCGACCACCCTTCGGCGCGAAGCTGCACGGTTGCGGTTCTCTGTTCGGGCGTCATCTTGTCAAGTCCAACGCAAATACCTCTGGTTCGCGGTCCTGCAACGTGCGTCCACGCCTCGCCGCGACAAATCCTTGCGACTTGCCCTTTCGATATCTCGTATTCCTCAGAAAGATCGCGCAAGGTGGCACGATTCTGGCGCTTTATTCTCATCTCTATAACTTGCTCATCAGTAAGTTCCGCCATGCCGTGATCCTTTCCTATTGCCATTCCCGGCGCTCCTCTGCGCCACTCATGGTTCGCCATGTGCGTTCCACGCGAGAGATGATGCCAATTGCAACACGGCGGGTTGTCGCACGCATGCATGACAACGAATGGTGCTGGATCTTGGTCGTATCCCAAGCGGTAAGCGATACGATTGGCCAGATACATCGTACCGTTTATTCCGTATTGGCCGTACCCGCCGTCGGTACGCGACGCCTTCCATTCCCAACATTCATCCTCCCCACGCTCGTCAACTTTCGCGAAGTAGCGGTAAAGTTGTTTCAGGTTCATGGATGGAATTGGTTTGAGCGGATAGTGGCTGATGTATCCGTCTGGTGTAATAATGTTCTCAGGCATCTCGGGGAACCCTTCTTCTCCACTTGCTTAGAGCCGTTAGCAATTCTGACAGGTTGCAACGGCTCGCCTCTCTATTCTACCACTTGCCTAATCGAAAGGATATTTCAAAATGGCTAATGGAAACGTGGTGCTGCTCGTGTTCGCGTTCGTTCTACTTGTGCTTGCTGGCTGCCTCGCGCAAACCCCGGAGCCCTCTTTATGGTGGAGGAGATTGCTTGCCTTTGGACTGGCTTGCTGGGTTGCCGCTCAGATTTTCCCGCTGCTCTTCCGGTAACAACTAATGATCTCCTATTCACAATCTCGCGCACAGTTTACGCTACCTGACGGGGAAATCCTCAACGGATGCTACTCTGGCGGAGATGCAGGGACGGCACCGTATGCGGTGGATAATCCTGATTATCAGATGGTGCCGATGGTCGGGCCGCTACCACAGGGCGTGTACACTATTTCGCCAGCACACACGATTCCGCACCTTGGACCGTGCGCGATGGCTCTAACGCCTGATCCAAGCAATCAGATGTACGGCCGCAGCGGGTTCTTTATTCACGGTGACAATGCCGAGGCAAACCACTCAGGTTCGGATGGGTGTATCGTAGCAGGCCCAGCAGTGCGAACTAAAGTCTCCGAGCTTGTGGCGGCGGGCGAAAACAGATTGACCGTTACGGAGTAAACTCATGAGACTCGCATTCAGAAACGCAGAACTCGCTGCCAAGTCCGAAAGTAATCGATTGGAAATTCTATTCTCCGAGCAAATCGCAAAAGTAACCGGAGGAAAGTTTTCGCATGTCGAATGCGTGCTTGCGGGGCCACTCAGTGCCGCGCAGTGTTTCGCCGCCGTCGAGCCGCACGGTTGCCGATATGCTTTGATCGACCTGACGCAGCCGACAGGCATGTGGACCGTGCTGGAAACACCGACCACTGCGGACGAGGACCGCTTCATTTCCGGCTTCTGCGCCGGTGCCGAGTCAAAACCGTATGACATGGGCGGGATTATTGGGATCGGGTCAGAGGATGGGTTGCATGTACCGTGGCAGCGGTTCTGCTCGGAGTTTGCTGCGGAATTGTGTCAAGCTGTCGGCGGTCTCGGGATTCAGACAAATGTGCCGCGTTGGATGGTCGCACCGAGCGGGCCAAGCGACGGTAAGAGGTACGGGCTTTACGAGATGTGCATTGCGGCGGGCTGGAAGGTGATTCAGTGACCGATAAACTCCTCAGGAAATTCAACCGCATCTTTCATGATCGACTGGGAGCGGTTCCCTATGGTAAATGGGCTGGACAGTCACTCTTCCGTTGGATGGAATCCAAAGACCTAATGTGCTTGGTGCGCGTCGGCACGGAGTCCAAAGAATCCACAACACCGGGCGGCCTCATCGTGATCGAGAATGAGCCGAAATGCGAATGGCAAAGACAACGCGATGAGGACGGATGGGTACTCGCAGGCTGGTACGATTCTCCTCCGAAACAAGAATGGCAGGGAGTCTACGGAACGCTTCACGGATTTCCAGAAAAAGACGGCTATTGGTTTTCAATCGTCCCGCTCGTGCCGGGTGAAGTTCCCACCGAGCATTTGACGTATCGGATGGCCGAACAAATGGGCTGGCAGAAGAAATTGAGTTACACCGAACACCTGCGGCTCATTCAGGAATACCGCAAGCATCTGATGAAGAAATCAGAGCAGCGAATCAGCGACATATTCGATGACGCGCTTGTAAGTCATGTCCCCGGCGTGCGCGGCGGCGGCTACAGCGTTCCCGCAACTAAATTCGACAGATAAAAAAGGAGAAGTTTTCATGAGCACCACGGCTGTGATCCCAGTTTCATCGCCCAGCATTGGCGATGCTGATGTATTGTTTTCGGCTGAAAGAGGACAAGCCCTTCCGGTCGTCAACCTGCATTTCAAAGACATCCGCGAGCGGCGTCCGTACAAGACAAAACGCGACGGCGCATTCGTCACGTGGTACGAAATCGCGGGCGCGCGAACCATGAACGACGCGCCGGGGTTGAAGATCATCATGGATGCGATGGAAAAAACCTATGACGGCGGAAAGAAGTGGAGCGCGAAATGGGAAAATACGACCGCTCGCCAAATTGCCGTTGACATCGTGACATGCGGATGCGGCGGAGCGCCCACATCAGCGCAGGACATTCGGCCCGCTGTGTGGATTTCTGAAGCGGAGGATTGCCCGCGCACCGCCGAGCAGTACGCTAAGTTCGTTGAAATCTACAGCGACCTAAAACGGCTGCGGAACACGTTCCCTAAATTCGCTCATGAAATCGAGATGTACAAACGGCGGCAATTTGCATGGTGCGAGCTTCAGGTCCGCGAAGCCGATCAACTCGACTCAAACCCGCGCACCGCTATCGACGTTGGATCAAAACACCGCAACGCGGCGGCGTGGATTCTGGCGAACCCGCTGGAGCATCGCTGGATGATGCAGTCACAATTCGGGAAGCATACGGAGTGCCCCTTCTGCGGTAAGGGCGTGCCTGCCGGAAAGAGCGTATGCACAAGCTGCAATAACATCGTGGATCAAAGCGCATTCGATGCGGCCAAGGCCCGCGTGCCGGGAGCAAAAGTGGAGCAGCCGAAGCCAGCGGCCTAGCCAATGTCTGATTGTTCAGTTCAGGACGTGTTGACTGGTGCGATGTCGCTGCTTGGCGACCCGTCAGGTGAGATTAGCCAAGAAATTATTGACGATTTCAACACGGCGTACTCTGAAATGGTTGACCTCGCGATCAAGTGTCAAGTCCAGCAGATCAAGCGGGAAGTCTACTACACGCTTCCCGCAAACACCAACGTGCTATTCCCCGATCAACAATTAGGCGTGACGGACTTCGATGAACCGGCGCGATTGTGGGAGCGATCCATCGGCAGCACAATCGCCGTACAGTCCACAACGGACGGGACGCCGATTCAGGTAAACGCAACCGCGCACGGATTTAACAGCGGGCAGCGCGTCGAACTAAACAGCATCCTCGGTGTCCCGGCGTGGGTGAATCGAGACTGGTACATAACGGTTCTCAATCCGAATGCCTTCACGCTCAACGGATCTATTCTGGCAGGTGCGAATGGAACTGGCGGGACGGCAATGTACAGCGCCGATAACTTCGTTCCGATGAAACTCGTGTCTACGATTCCGTCAAATCAAAATCCGCAAAACATCGCGCTCGGGGTGTACTACTTCGAGGACAACATTCTGTACTTTCCGGGATCGCTTGAAGCGCGGCAATTGTGGATCGAATATTACGCGGGCGAAGATCCTCCGCCGTCTGGCATTATCGGATTCGCAAACGGGCGCGAACTGAATTTCTTAAAGAACGCGACGGCGGCGCACTTCGCACCGAAGCGTCAAATCGCGCAAGGTGCGCAGTGTCGCATGGACGCCTACGGTGACAGTGGAATTGCGGACGGCGGCGGCGGCATGTTGCGGGCGCTGATTGTTCCAATGATGCACCAGAAAAATGCTAGGACGATGAAGCCACGGCCATACAGACCTCGCAGGCCGCAGTTCCCGACCTATCTATGAGATGGTTTCACCATCACCACAGGCACCACGCCACGAGTTTAGAGTTTGAATTTCTATTTCAAGGAATCAAGGTTAAAGGAGATTTTATGCAATTCACCATGCAAGCCACGAACGCCGCTGGCAAGCCAGCAACGGTATCGGTCATCGGGAGTCCAGTCACGTCCCAGGTTGACGCCAACGGGAATCCAATTCCAAGCCAAGCGACACTGAGCGGCACATCCTATGCGTCATCCGATCCAGCCGTATTCACGGTCGCAGTTGATCCAAGCACGCCCAATAGGGCAATTATCACGGCGGTTGCTCCGGGCACGGCCACGCTGACCGAAGTGGCGATGGCGACTGAACCGGACGGGAAAACAACCGAGCAGATTCAGGGCGTGGCGACTATCGTTCTGACGGCTGCACCTCCGCCTCCGCCTCCGCCAGCCGCAAGTCTGGTATTCACCTTCGGAACGCCGCAGTAAAAGGAGCCAGCGTGCCGCCCATGGCGTGACGGCGTGGGCGGCACGCATGAACCATATGAGCAGAATCATCAGTTCTATCATTCTTATCGTCGGATTGTTTGCGTGGACGGCGGTTCACCCGCAGGCGCAAACGTCCTCAAACTGCGCTCTTATCGGAACGCAAACGGGCGCTGGGACGCCACTGGTAATTACATGCCCGGATATCCCCACCACGTTCGCGGCAATGCTTCCGCATAGCACTAGCGGCCCCCAGGGCGTCGCTTGTACAGCACCAGCATCTGGTGTGGCAGTCTATGCACAGGACCCTGGAACGCTGAAGTGCTTCCCGATTATCACCGTTCCTGCTGTTGGTTTCGTGGCTGATGTGATCCCGAAAACAAACCCGCTTTTTTGGGTTGGCAGAACGTGGGACAGCACACACCAATTCTCCGACTTCCCCTACAATACTGTTCAGTATCCGCCAACCGTTGACACGATGACAATGTACAACGGCCAATGAGCGCTCCCGCCCAGCGAACTTTCAATTGCGGTAGCCCAGTCGGGGGACCTGTCGGAACGCGGCAGACTCCAGCCGAAGCGCTGGATTACACAGCGGTCATTGATCCGTCGAACGCCGATACAATCGCTTCGGCAACGTGGAGCATCAACCCAACCTCGGCTACCGTGGGAAGCCCAACAACCAACAGCGCGGCATCAACAGTGCTGGTGAGTGGGATGACCGTGGGGCATTCTTACGCGCTCATTGCGTTGCTCACGGGTACTTCCGGGCAGATTTACTCAGGAACCATTCTTATAAATTGCGTGGCGTATCGCTAGGCAACCCGATCAACCGAAATTCAACCTCAGGTCGCTGGGTTACGAGTAAGCGCCCAGCGCTCCCGAAAGGAAAGTCAAGACTATGAGCATCAACAAAATCATCGAGAATATTCAAGCAGCCGTAAATGCACCATACCTAGCAAGATGGTGGGGTGGAACTCGCATCGACGGGATTGATCAGTCCGTCGGCAATACATATCAACTGACGGCGCTCGACAACACAAGCCCAGGAGTCGGCAGCGAGTGGCCCATTTGGGAACTTGACGCCGACAATCAATTTCGCGAGTTCAACTCAGTTCAGAATCCGGTGCGCGAATCAGCAACGTGCCATCTGTATCCGAACGCGAATATGGTCACGCAGACCTTCTTCGTGAATCCCACGAATCGCGCAATTGCCATCACCGGACTGAATGCAGTTCTCACTACCGTGGGGACCGTCGCCGGAGCCACCGCATACATCTCGCATGAGACAGCGCCTGCCGGTCTAGGAACAGTGCAACAGGCACCGGGAACCGGCGCGAATATCATGGGCGCTGGAAACCTATTTAACCTGCACACCATGGTTGCCGAGACGGTTCTTCCCGGCCAAGGACCGAATTATGGACTCGGAGCGTACTATTAGCGTGCCACACGCAGCATCAGCGTTGCAGCTCCGAACCCCGGCACCGGGCTGATTGTTCTCCAACCGGGAGATTCACTCAGCATCGTGTTCGCCGGTACGCTCACAACGCTCGTGGGCGCAACAATCACACTGTACTTGATGCCCGGTTCCAAATTCCACTACGTCAGCTATTATGCGGCTGGTGCGGCTTCGGTTGCTACGCTGTCACTTATGACGGCGATGCGCCCGCGCACGTTGAAGTTCGCTGGGATGTTGGTGGCAACACCTGAGACGGCCACCGGAACACTCACTCTCGGATTGACGAAAGATGCGAGCGCGACCGCACCGGGAGCTGGTACGGCGGTCGCAACGGCGCTTACGCTCAAGGGCACGGCCAATACGTTCACGCCGTTCGTTCTATCCGCCACCGCAGCAAATCTTAGTTTCAATGCAACCGACAGCATCTCCGTGCTGCGAGCTGGTTCGGCTACGCCCACGGCCATCGCTGGCGTGTGCGTAACATTGGCCTTCTCGGGCAATCCGAATGAAGTTCAGATCGACTACAATTCGCAAAACTCAACCGTTGGCACGAATGAGGAGTTCTGGATTGCGGATCGCGACTACGAAGTGCTTGACTTCGCCGGAAAATGGTCCGTGGTCGGCGGAAGCGGCGCGGTGGTCGGATTGACGGCTGACACCGGAACTCAAACGCCAAGCACCGGAGCGATTCTTCAAACGGACAATTCGAGCACCGGATTCTTAACGAGCGGCACTATCAATGTGCCGGTATTCGCCACACTCACGGCGCTGCATACGCGCTTCCTTCGCGCAGGCGATCGTCTCGGATTGCTTAACGGCGGCACTCTCGGTACGTTGGCCGGATTCCAACTCAGCGCGCGCCTGCGCGCCATGTAAGATCAACCTCAGCAACCCCAAAGGAAAACACAATGGACAAAGAAACCAAAGAAGTCAAGGAAGTCAAACCAGCGAAGCCGGTCAGCGCGGAATATGATGCCGACACGCAATCGGACTATGTAGGCCGCGTCAACCAACAACTGAGCGACGTACCGCGCTTCGCCGCTGCGGTCGATGGCATCGGAAAATTCAACAAGCCAGTGCGGGCCGCTCAAGAACTGAGCACGCCAGACGAAGTGTTAGACTTTTTCGAGAAGTGCTTCGAACGCGGCAGCGAATGGGACAAGTCGAATGGACCTATCAAGGCAGTGACGTACTCACTTCATGACAGCCTTCGCACGACAGCGCAGCATCCATCAATGCGCGAGAAGAAATACGACCGCGAAGCATTTCTCGCGTTCATGAATGAGACCACGGTCGAGATGGCCGCAGAATACCTGTGGCGGAAGGATTTCAATACGAACCAACCCAAGAAACACGCTCCGGTTGGAGCGACGAGCGCGGGACTTCCGCCCGCGCCGGCTCAGACTCCGGCTCCTGAAGCCGAGACTGGTCCGTTCAAGCCATCAATTCATTAGAAGTAAGACCGTAGACCACAACAAAGGAGAATAGGCTATGTCATGGAGTGTTAGTGCATGCGGCCCGTCGTCAAAAATCGCTGGGCAGCTTGAACAGCAGTTCTCGAATATCAATTGTAGTGATCCGGGCGAGCAAGAGACCGTACAAAATGTGCGTGCTCTTGTCGCCCAAACGCTTACGACCATCGACCCTGAAAAACCGGTCCAAGTCAGTGCATCAGGCAGCATGGGATATCGAAAATGGGGAGCTGGCTTAAAGCACGCAACCGAACCTCACGAAGGGGCATTTCAAAGCGTCGATCTGAAGATTTCCCCGATTCACTTCAGCGTCTGATTCTTCCTCCAATACTCCGTCAACCGGGGAGGATCAAAAACTCCCTGGTATTTTTAGATGACGCCTAATCCAATTCCCGGTAACATGGTACGCGATCCGCGCGATGAATGGCCGAAGGATGAACCCGTTGGTTCGTTCGATATTCATACGAATGGCGTTCAGGGCTATCCAGGATCGACGGCGAGTATTCTTTTCGTGTGTCCAAATGGACAGAGATGCTCCGTACTACTTGGGCCTAAGTTTGTGGACCGGCCTAATCCTGATGCGCTCTGCATCTGGCAGTGGGACGGAAATATGGAGCGGCCAACATTGTCGCCATCAATCAACTGTATCGCCGTTAAGAATGGAAAACCGACTGGCGGATGTGGATGGCACGGACATATTACGAATGGAGTAATGCGATAGTGGCAATCCTTCCAGTAGCCGCTCAGACACAAGACGCTGAAGTAACCGATTTTCGCGGCCCCTGGTTAAGACCCGACTCGTCAGATGTCCCTGCATCTGAGGCCCTTCTATCACTGAACGCCGAATACAACCCGCAAGAGGTCATGACGCGAAATGGCTTCGGACTTCTGTGGAATCCTAGTGCGGTTCTCACAACGCTGTTCAACTGGGTCAAGGTGCCAGATTCGGTTTCCACGAACGGAAATTATCTCGCGGTTTACAATGCCACGGCAGGCAAGGCGCAATGGGTGGTCAATCTCACCACGCCGGTGCTCACTGATCTGTTTACGGTTGCAGCGGAGGGTTTATCATGCGCGTCGGGCGGCAACTTCCTATTCGTCGCCAGTTTCACATTATCCGGTGCGGGCGCTGCACAGTGCCGCGTCGTCGGCATCTACAGTTTCACCGTAGCCGTCGATACAGCGTTTGAAGGGCCGCTGACTGCGAAGCCAGTCCTGAACAACACAGGTGTTGGCGTCGTCACGGCAGGTTCGCACTTCGTTGGCTACGTCATCACCTCGCGAACCGGATTCACTGGTCCGATATGCCCGGTATTTAGCGGAACAAACACACCAGATCAGACCTCAGCTATTACAGCTCCCGGAGGGCAGCAGATTGGCGGCACGCTGACTCCGACTACCGTTTGGCCTGCCGATGCATCGGGCGTGCAGATTGTGATGGCGGCGGTCACGAATCCGTTTCAATACTTCATCGTTCCGGGACTCGACTTAGCCGTGCTGCCCGGAACTTCGACGCCGGTGAGTTTCGCAATCAACATCTCCGATCAGCAATTGGAACTCGGAACGGATGTCACAAACAACCAATTCCTCCTGACGCAGGATGACCTCGGCAACGGGCCATTCAATCCATTCTGCGTGTTGATCTACGGGCAGCGAACGGTGTATCTCGCAATTTCAGGGAGCGGCAAACCTGCAATCTTTATCAGCGAACTATCGAACCCGCAGCAAATCTCCGCCGCGTTCGGGGAATTGAACCTCCCCGGTTTCCTCCAGATTTGCAACGGCTTTGTCCTCGGTGGGATTCTTTACATCCTCGGACCTCACTGGACATGGGCATATCAAGACAACACGCAGGAACCAACGACATGGGCAGCAGCGCAGCTCGTAGACGGTAAACTTGGAACTCCGTGTAATCTCGGCACCACCGTAAACGCGGCGGGCGGCTGGGCTGCGGTCGTTCACGTGACGGGGCTCTACATCTTCACTGGTCAATATCAGGACCCGCCATTGACCTTCATGGTTGACTCCGATTGGCGGAGAATCAATTGGGCAGCGGCGCAAACGATCAGACTTTCAGACAACAAGGATGAAAAGGAATTGCTCGTTGCTGTCCCGCTTGACGGCGCGACAACACCGTCGCACCTGATGATGTTCGACTACACGGACGGCGTTGATTATCAGAGCATCCGCTACTCACTGTGGGATATCGCCAATACAGGCATGACGCCGCGCGGCTTGGTGGCCTACCAAAACGACACCACTAAGCGCATCGAGTTTTTGATGAGTGATGGGACGGCTGGGCCGGTCGTTCGACAGAAAAATCCAACTGACGACGGTGCAGCATGGCCTTACGATTACAAGCCGGGAGGTGCGCCGAACCAAGCAGCAATCAACTTCCAATGGGAAAGCGCACCACTCCCGCAGGGGCAAGTCGGGCGCGTCATGGCTCACGTAGGCGCTTACGTTCGCGCTCGCGGTTCGGGCGTGCCTGTTGTCACATCCTACGGCGTTGATCGCGTGGTGAGCGCGAGGTGGAGCAAGGCGATCCAATTGAGCACAACGCCAGGGCAGGATTATTTCCGCCAATTCTACATCACCTCGGAGCGATGTTCGACGCGGTTCGCGAGTGGGATTAATCCAGGAGACTACTTGATTCTGGCTGGATTGCGCCAAAGGTTTTACGAGTGGGCGGTGCGTCGATGAGCACCTCTGTTAGTATTCCTTCGGTCGGCTGGAGTGCAATAAAGCACCTCACCAACCGAATTCGCAACGGTGGACTAAAGGCCACGAATCTGCCGAATGATGTAGCGACCGCGCTGGAGACCATGCAGGATAATTTCGATTCTCTGAATCGAGCGCTGCATGGAATTGTCGTCACCCCCCCAGCGCCAAGCGTCGGAGCTGCTTCACTTCTGTCAACATTCGTGTTCGGGCGCGGCATACACGGAGACCGCGCCGATATCATTCAGGCCAGCGATACTAACCTCTTCATCGCGAAAATTCCAGGAACTCTTTTTGGGTGGGATGCAATCGCTCAAACCGCTCCGCTCGGCGCTGATCTTATTTTTGACATATTTCAAAACGGAACGAGCATTTTTTCAAGTACTCTGATCCATATTCCCAACGGCTCAACTGCACTTCACTCTGGAGCTGGATTTGCTGCAACCACCGTTGTCGCCGGAGACCTATTTAGGGCAGTCTGTACGCAGGTTGGCTCGGCAAGTCCAGGACAGAGCGCGACAATCAATCTTTACTGGATGTAATCCATGGCCATTCAAATCCCCACCGCTGGAGCAATCTTCTACACGCAATACTCCGCATCTACCGTGCAAACAATTTGCGACGGCATCAGCGGGGCGCTGGTCACGTGCGGCTGGACGAGTACAGCGGTTCCAGGAACGTCACTGTTCACATTTACCGGAGTTCCGAGCAACGGCAATACATTCATAGTCGGCCCGACCACCTATACGTTTGTGACGACGCTCACCGCGACTCCGAATCAAGTTCACATAGGAGCCACTGCGGCCCAGTGTGCAACGAATATGTTCGAGGCGATCACCGCTGGGCCAAATTCCGGCATTGACTATTCATCCGGCACCGTCGCCAACACGCAGGCAACCGCAACCAACCCCTCGGCCGGGCTGTGCCGTATTACTACGCTAGGGTCGGGATTTGCAACAAACTCTTTAGTGGTCGTGACCAACGGATTGGCGAATGCAACACTCACCGAAAACAACGGTGGAAACACAAACGGACGAGGCTATAAAGTAGTCATGCCAGCCACGCCGCAGGGTTTGACTGGCGCTGTATTCCTAGATGACGTAAGTGCGACCTATGCCCGGATTAGATTCGGAACGGCAGACGGCTCCGTACAATCGGCAAACAATTCTGCTCTTGGGAATAACGTTGGTGTCTGCGTCCTAAACACTGCGGCAGAGACACGAGAGTTTGCAGGTTGTGCGCATCAGTTTTTTACGTGGCTGCTCTTTGACAGTGCAAGCGCTGGTCGGGCGTTTTGCTGTGGCGTGCCATATATTCGCCCTTACCATGTACCCACGCCTATCACCGCCGCCACGAATGCCACTCCTATACAGATCACCGCGACGGCTCATGGACTCATCACGGGAGAAGATGCCTTCATCAGCGATGTGCAAGGCAACACTGCCGCTAATGGATTCTGGACTGTCACGGTGATCGATGCGAATAACATCACCCTGAATGGATCAACTGGAAATGGCGCGTACACCGCGTCTACTGGCTTGCTCGCCACAAATAACCAAATCGCTCGATGCTTATGGATGAACGGCCAATCTATCTCGTCAGTAGATGATACATTCCGTAAATCCTTAGCCGCAGGACAGAACACCTCCACGGATTCCTGGGTATGCGTAAATCAATATTCGTATGGAGCAAGCCAAGGCGCTCCGGTCCCCGGACCAACCATTAAGACCCCTCGCCATCCTTACAATATCAACGCAAATAATGGCACCATCCTCAACTGGGGTATGATCGCCGATTTATTTGAGCCATTCATCTGTTGGGGGGCAACCTCCCTCACGTCTCAAATTTTACAGGTAGGGGAATTGTGGGCGGCTTTCGTCACCACGGAAACCCTGCCAATGGACAGGATTAAACTGGCATTTGTGATCTCCGGCGTTCCCCATGACTGCGTTAACTTCACTGACGGCTCCCAAGAGCCTAGGGGTTCCCTGTGGTTACTAAAAAATTAATTCCATGCCCAGTACATTCGGCAATGAGTTCTTCATCCTTGTTGACCCGGATTTCAGATTCGCGTTTGAAAACGTTGAGATCCCCGAAACCCTCATTTTCAATCAAGCCACCCCGGACGGACCATTCACCGTCACTAACGCTTCCAATACGGCACCGATTACGATCACAACAAATGTCGCGCATGGACTTTTTACAGGAAGGGCCGTGTTGATCGAAAATGTATTAGGCAACCCTGCGGCCAATGGCATCTGGCCCATCGTGGTAACTGGAGCATCAACATTTCAGATTCCTCCGAGCGGCAGCGGAGTTTATACTAGCGGCGGAAATATAACCGCCTCAAATGGAGCCGAAGGAGACTCAACGGCGATTGGCGAAGTGGTTTTCGAGCGAGACGTTCTCGCGGTCAACAATAACGTCGTGCCAACTCCACCCGTGACGGGATCAATCAATTACGCTTTTTAGGGCGAACCGCCCATCGCCTCGACAATTCTTCAGCAAAACGTTTCAAAACCGATTATGATAGACCAAAAGGAGAAACCCATATGATGCCCATGGGAGGACTGCCCTACGCTGCACCGCAAGGCGCTTGGGGAATGCCGCCGCAAAATCCGCAAACCGCCGCTGGAGGCGGAGGCTATCCGACGCCGCCCGCTGCACCGCCGAGCGGCCCTCCGTCAAATGTGACGCCATTGCCGGGTAGCAATCTGATGCCTGGTGGTGCTGCGCCTCCCGGATTGACTCCGAGTGGCAGCCAAATCATGAATACTGGTCAGTCGGGTGCGCTTGCGGGGGGGCAACCGCAATGGAACGGCGGCGGGTTCGCGCAACCCCCTTCTCCTGCGCCTCAGACTCCGCAAACTGCACCGGGCGGCGGTGGGTGGGGAATGCCTCCACGCGGCTATGGAATGATGCCCGCTCGCCCGCCAATGGGATACGGTATGCCGCAGGGCGGATACGCTGGCCTGCCCGGTGGCGTGCCTCAAGGTGGCGGCCCTCCCGCACCTCCGCAGAATTATGGAGGCGGTCCCGCTGGACCTCCGATGGGTGGACAAATGGGAATGGCAATGCAACCGCGCGGCTATCCTGGACAGCCCTATGGTCGTCCGATTAGCCCGCTCGCAATTCGTCCCGGCATGGGCTATGGCGGATATCGTCCACCGCAACCCACCTATCAACCGCCGCAACCGGCAGCATCGGGCGGCGGCGCGGCTCCTCCGGTAGCCACACAGTAGGGCATTAGTGAATATCATCCAAAGCGCTCAAAGTCTCGATTACGACTCATGGCTTCGGGGATTGTTCTCCGCAGGTATCAGCGGGGGTGCATCTGCGGTCGTCGGAGGATTCACTGTCTCCGGCATGGACCCTCATGACTACAATTTTTCGGAGCCAAAGTTCTATGTCTTGGTCGGGGCCTTATTCCTGACGAACGCGGTAGTCAGCGTGGCGAAGTTTCTTGCGGCGCAGCCATTGCCGAACGTAAAA